GTTGACGTGTTAAAACGTAAGGCCAAGAATTTGACGGAGCAAGAGTGCGCGGCGCTTGATGTTCTTTGTCATCTCAAGCTCGATGGTGAGTATGCACAAACAGGTCAACCGATGGGTTCTGTTATGTCATTTCCTCTCTTGTGCCTTATTAACAAGACCACAGTCGATCTATCCATGGATAGGCTGCTTGGTAGCCGAAGTATCTCGTTTAAGGAATGGAGTGGCCATCGTTGTCTCATCAACGGCGATGACTTGCTACTACGTGAACCTAGACCCGGAATCGGGATGCGGGACATTATGACTCAAGAAGGTAGCCACATTGGTCTAGTGGTAAACCTTGAGAAATCTATGTCCGACCCTTCTATTGGGGAAATCAATTCGACTTTGTTCGAATCTGGTATTCTCAGGAAGAAGTTCAATGCAGCGGCAATATGGATGGATAGTGGCGTTACCGACGTTCTCGGTTATGCGTGGCAGTCTTCGAGTGATCTCAAGATTTTTAAGAGATTAGTGCGTAGCAACGCGCACATTCTCGCCAAGCAAGAAGAGAAGAATCTATATTCATTACCTTGGGCGGCTCAGGCCGTTTGTAGGAAGGATGCTAAGATTCGGAGAGCATTAACCAGCTCTCCCGCCGAAAAACGCCCAGTCCCGTTCGGTGTGTTCAGAATGGCAGACATGCCTGATGGATACAATCTGACACGGGAGGAAGAGAATGAAACAATTTCGGAGGAAGTCATTAGGCTTAGACCTATTGCGCTGACGATGAAGAAGCCAGGGAAATTTCGTACGACCCTGGTGGCTGACAGCCACAGTTATAGTTCTCTTCTCCGTCGTCCTGTCGGTGTTAGCAGGGAAGTTACGCTCTCTTGCCTTGCTAAAAGACATCAACTCAAGATAAAGGAGACGCTAGTATCGAGTGATCCGGTGGCACCGGACCTCTACGAGTTACCGCCCCACGACGTTTCTCGTGTCAATGCCCTCATTGACTACATGCGTGCGCATAAGCGCGAAGCAGCAGACAGACGACCCCGTACATATGAACTGGAGGAATCCAGGGATTATGTGTCGCTGTTTTGAGGCACAGCTAAAATCTAAATTCCATGAAGCCTCCGGGTCCACGTCCAGCGTGGTTGGTGGGTATGCACCGGGC